TAGTTAATGGCTCGTGCAACATATCAGCTTCGGTCATACCTAATATGTCTTTTTGCAAATTAAGAACGCGTAACTGCTCGTTCAACTTTCGCAAAGTTTCCCCGGAAGCGTTTGCCCGTAAGGCTTCAACTTGGGCAATTTTAATTTCCAAAGCTTTTATGTCACCCAAACCCCCAACTGATTTTTCAATAAGATCTAGTTCTCTTTGTTTGGCTTCAATAAATTCCAAATTTTTTTGAAGAGCCTCACCAGAAAGATGGTTGGTTTCTAACTGTGCTTTTTGTATTTCATATTGAATTTTTCCAATCTCCCCGTATTTATCTGATAACATAAGGGCAAGCCGATATTCATTTTCCTTATTTCGAAGAATATCTAATTCAACGGGAAGTTGTTCTTTTGTTACTCCTAATATTTTTTCTTGTTGTTTCTTAATATCTTCCTGCAACTTTGCCAAATAACCCATTGCTGAGGATGGTTCATCTTTCTCGTCTTCAGGTTCAACTTCAATAGGCGGAATTTCTAAGTTTTTAATTTCTTCCTCGAGTTTTTTGACTCCTTCGGTAGTTTGTTCATATTTTAATAATGCTTTTTTCTGTGCTTCACTGGCATTATCAAAAGCTATTGCTTCCGCAGTTTTTACTTTAATTACTTCCCCAACAATTCCAACATGGCGTACTGCACCAGAACTGATTTCTTCATATCTTTTAGAACCTTTCTCCTTGAGTGCGTCAAAAGAATCCGCCACATCTAAATTTGCTTGCTCAAGTTCCTTCTGAGCGTCTCTTTGTTCTTGAAGTGCGGTTTTATACTCTTTTTCGAATACCTGAAGCCTTATTTTTTGCTCCATTGCCGTAGCATAATCTTCAAGAATTCCTTTATTATGATTTATTAACCTGCCTTCTTCTGTCAAATATCCAGTATATCCAGGATAGAGTCTGTTCAGTTCTTTTATGGCTTTTTCTCTAATACTTTGTGCTTTGTGCTCATCCTCAATTATTTCGACCAAAGCTTTTACTCTTCCCTCATGTTTTTTTACTTCTATATTTGCTTTGTTAACAGCCTTACCATAATAATCAATTGTTTCTATTGTTTGTTGTTTAGCCTTTGTTAATTGAGTTATTGCATATATTAATGCCCCGGCACCTACTATCAACGGTAGAAATATATTTGTAGAGGCAATCTGCATAAGTCTTGAAAGAACAACCAATAAAGGACCAATGGCTGCAGTCACCCCAGCTATACGAAGAATTGCCATTTGTTGAACTTCACTGAATTGTTTAAACCAATCAATTATTGATTCTATTCTTCGTATCAAACCAGCTAAGGCTTGAACTAAAGGACCACTCAAAGCTTCCCCAATTTCAAGTGCTAATACTTTCAATGCTGCTCCTGCCACATTTAATTTTTGTTGAGTGGTTTCTGCAACTTCCAAAAAAGCTGTATCCAATGAACCAGCAGCTTTTGATAAAGATTCAAAAATCGCAACATTAGATTCTAAGTTCTTCCCAAGTATATCCAGCACCCCCATAAGTGCACGAATATTTCCAAATACAGCGGCCATACCCTCTTCGTTTCCCGCCATAACTCTTTTAAGTTCCAGTAAAGCATCAATTAATCCTTCTTCTTTAACAGTCTTTTTAAATTGATCAGCACTATAGCCAGCACCAGCCAAGGCTTGTTTTGTCTCTTCCCCAGGAGCGGCCATTTCTGCCAGTATAGCTTTCAACTGAGTGGCAGCCACCCTGGCATTGGTGCCGGTGCGGGTCATAGCGGCAAATGTAGCTCCCACCTCAGCAAAGGATACATTGTATTCACTGGCAAGAGGAAGAGTCATGCCCATTGCACCAGCCAATTCATCAGCTTCGGCTTTACCTTCCCTGACAGCAGCAACTAAAACATCTGTGGCTTGTGCAGCAGTAAGATTAGCCTTACCGTATGCATTCATAGCTGAAGTTACCAGATCAGCAATAACTTTCACTTCACCAAGACCGGCTGCAGAAGCTTTTGCTGACATTTCAAGTACTTCTAAGGCTTCCGTACCACGAATACCGGCAGATGCAACAAAAAACATAGCATCGGCCAGTTCTTCAGGACCTTTACCAGTAGCAACGGCAATATCTTTGATAGAATCTGACCATTGCTCCATAGTTCCTCTGGCCACACCAACAAGACCCACAATTTTGGTCATTGATGCTTCAAAATTCTTTTGCATCATCATAGCAGCCCCACCGGCCATTCCCATTGGAAGAGTAACAAATCGTGTCATTGCCCGACCGGTCTTCATCATGGACACGTTCAAGGCCCGACCGGTCTTCATCATGGACACGTTCAAGCTACGCATGGTAGACATTGCCCCTTTCGCTCCAGCCATAAATGGAGCAGTATTCAGACCAAGTGTGGCTACCATTCTTCCTACATCATAAAATCCAGCTGCCATTATTTCTTCTTTTGTTTCTCAAGCCATCCGGTCGGAGGATCATCCGGATGCCGCTGAACATGTTTTACTTTCTTGCCTGTTGCAAACAATTCAATGAAATTCTTCATTTCCTCCATCGTCTGTTTCTTACCAGGTACTGTACCTCCTTCCCAAGGAAATTTTATCAGGTCCTGCACACGCCTGAGTTTAGGTTTTACCTGTGGCTGTACATTAATTAACCACACAGTTTGCAACCTGGCTACCTCATACACTTCCCTGCTCTTAGCCAAACGATAATCGGAAACCGATTTCAGGGCGTAATAGAACTCCCGGGGATCTAAATCATAAAACTCCTCAGAGTTCAATCCAAGTGTGGCTATTGCTGCACCACACAACCGATCATAATTTACTTCCCCTTCCTCCCCCCCATCGTTTTTCCCAACTCTTCAGTAGGAAAGAATTCGGGGAGCATTTTCACAAAGTCAAAGAAACAATCATCCAAGATATCGACCATGTCTTCCATCTTGTATGTCAATTCCTTGTTCTCCAGCTTATGTCCTTGTTTAAGAGCATAAAAAAGAAGCGGTTCGTACAGAGACAAGTCTCCTTCGACTGCTTCTATATTAGCACCATGCTCCTTCTGCATCATCTTAAGAGCATAGTATCCTACTTTTAAGGGTAACTTTTCGTTATTATACTTCAAATATGCAACTGCCATGATTAAGTAGTTTTAAAGTTTGAAAAAAACCAGCCTTGATTAGGTTGGTAGAGTTTTTATCCTGGTGACGGTCCAGAACCGCTATTCACGGTTACCTGCCCTGTGATCTTGATGGTCACAGAAGCAGTGATCTTGTCATCAGGAGAAATCTCAAGCGGAAGCTCAGTGACCAGACCTTCAAACTCAAGAGTGGTGTTTTCATCATCCGGCAGAACTATCTCGTAGTTCTTTGCCGTATCACTCTCAAAGTCCTCCTTCATAGTATTGAAAGTACTACGAGTGAAGTTCATGGTCAAAGTAAGCGTTCCGGCATCTCGAAAACCAGTAATGAACTCCCGATAGCCTCCTGTGGAGTCTAAGGAAGTAACATCAATGGTGTCCCGAGTCATAGAAGGACCGGAAATGGAGTTAACCTCAGCTATGGTTTCCCACACTGACTCATCCCACCTTCTAAATTCTGTGCCGACACCGGCTTTAGCTGTACTTGCCATTTTTACCTCCTTTTCGAATTAAAATTAGTAATGATAACAAACCTGTTATTTTCATCCCGGCTCATCGGGGCAGGTTCCCCCGTTGCCGTGATAACAGTATATAGTGTACCATTCCACGTCTCATGTGCCCGACCGTGGAGTGATTCCATTATATTCCTTGCCAGAGCCATTCCAATCAAATAATCTGTATGTCTGACCCTGATTTGAAAAGAACTGTTATAAAATCTTTCCTCTGGATCCAATGTCAAATCCGGAGGGAAAGAGGGTGTATCAAGAATAGTGACACAAGCATCCGGTCCGGTCGGTTCTATTGCAATAAACAGATCCGTTCCGAACGTGAGTGCAAGGCTGCTTTGTGCCTCCAACATGTCTTTTATGTCTTCTGCTATCGGGTTCATACCTGTGCGTATTTACTAACGATCTGAATAACTCTCGGTGCATTTCGTTTTATAGAAGCTTCAAACCACCTGGGACCGGATCCTGGCCTGCTCCAGTTAATAGGCTTACCGGTTGGAGAAAACAACATTTCGTGTACAGCTGCGGCGTAATTTTTTTCGTATCCATATAATACATAAGGATCCCCAGTAACCGGGTCTTTCAATGCTTTGGTAAATGTAGAAGCACGCAAATCTCCTTTGTCTTCAGGTACTAACGGAGGAGTTCGTGAATCGGCATCTACCATGATATAATTGGCAGCCTCAACCAATCCAACAGCTGTCTTTCCCTTCATTGTCATTAACTTAGCATTAATATTTCGTGTAACATTCTCGATCCCTTCAATACGCCACACTTTACCCACCGAACTACCGGTAACGGCCCATTTGGCTCCTGCCCTTCCTATTCCTGTTGCGTATACCTTTGCCATCACATATTCATATAAGCTTTATACTCAAATTCTGTAGAACTGCCCAGTCTGGGAATCTTTGAAAACGCCAGCACTTCCATAGATCCGTCCACATCCCTGGGATCAGGATTAGAATCAATATCATCCAATGTGATCAGGCACAGAAATTCCTTCTCCTGAACCTCACGATCAAGCCATACCTGTGCCCTGCTTACTTTCTCTTCTCCCATACCTGTTTTAACCAGTTCCACCTTATATTCACACCTACCAGAAATCTCCACGGGGTCATCAAAAGTATACCAACCCCTGCCATCATCCAATGGATTAGCCCAATAAACCAAAGTTTGATTCAAATGTTTCGTTATAAATCCCGGAGTACCCATTATTCAAAGCTTGTTACTGCCTTAATACTAACTTTCTTTCTGCCCAATTGTGCCAGTGTGCCAGAAATATCCAACATGGCCGCAGTCTGACCATACGTGGTAGATTGCAGGTTCATGGCAAACTTTCCGGAATAGGTGATTTCTGCATCTCCTATCTTTTCTCTCTGTCCCTGACGTTCCCTGGTAATAGCAATCAGGTGCGCTGTCAGCCACCGTTCGATCTCCTCTAAACGTGTGCCACCAAGTGTGGTGTTTGCATCCAAATCATCTACCATTTCTGCTGCCACGGTGATATAATATTCAACTACTGCATCGGACAACGAAGTATCCATGATCTGTTTAACCTCTGTTGCTGTCGTTCTTGTTGCCATTATTTTTCAATTTTTTATTCTGCCTTGCGTGCCACAGTTTCGGTTCCATGAATTCTGTCACTTCGCTGGTCCACTCCAGCCCCAACCATTCCAACATTTCTTTAATCTCACTATAATCACCATCCACCATGCGTTGTGGCCAAATCACCTTTACGTTCAAACCTTCCTGGATCATTTCCACGAACCGTTTCTCGTGCTCATGCACCCACCAAAGCCAACCATCATGTTCATCCTTTGCACCAACGGCACGTTGATTTCCCTGATTCACAAAAGCGCGCATAAACTTTGTTCGTGTGCAGGAGTTGATAATATCACTGGTTTTTCTACGTACTATAATCCACTTTGCTTTAGGGAAGGCATAATTCCAGACCGGCCAGTGTAGGCACATCTTCGCTCCTTTGTACATCCACGGCCCGTCTGAATATCCTTCCTGCCTGATAATAGCTTCTACCCTGCTTCTCCAATTGTGTGGAATGGGAAGAGTATCAATATCCGGTAATGGATATTGTCCAAGGGGATCTACTTTCAGGTTTCTAAAATAAGGCTTCACAATATTATTTACGATCTTATCATTCTCAAACATTCCCTTGGGGTTGTTATGATTAGGTTTTCGCATATCTCCCCCAAAAGCACCACACAGGTGTATGATTCCCGCTACCAGCGAGGTACCACTGCGTGCACATCCGGTAATCAAGATCGGTTCGTTCATATTTGTCCTATTATTGCTATAGATGAAACTTTATTATTTTTGGGAAACACTTTATACTCTGCCATCATGACATCAGATAATTTGATTGGTATTCATAATTAAGGTACGTTTCCACCCATTCTTTTTGTTTCATTGCTTTCTGTTCACGCTCTTCCGGGTGCTCTATGTAATACCTGAGTTTGCTTTCAAGATTATCAGTTGTGATCCTCTCTATCGGAGGTGCTGGAATTTCTCCGTCTTTATTCGTTCCTGAAGACATGGTAAAACATCCAGCTGCCATAGCTTCAATTCCACTTTTACCTGGTCCTCCCAAGTAGCCTTCACCTTGACCGGACGTTACCTGATCAATGAATATATGTGCCTTGCTTTTTCTCTTAATTGATTTCTTCCAAGACACATCCCTGATAAGATCGAACTGTATGTCGTAATCTTTTTGAATAGCATAGATAACACATATGATTTCCCTAGTCCCCTTCATTTTCATTTTAACAATTGAGAAGGGGGAATGTGCAATGGTAAGCCGTTCATTCTTTACTATTTGTCCATTGTGTTCATATGGGTGGTAATAATATTTATACTCCTTATCACACAAGTGAGCAAGATCCGGCATACAAAATACTTTGGCATTCCCCAATAATGGATTGATATCTCTATAATATTTACGGTAATAACTATCTGTAATAATCACTTTTACCCGTTTTCTACGGAATCCATTAAAAGGATTAAAATCCTTCTTGTATAACCGTACCAATGTTGGTGTCCCTACAATGAAGTATGCCTTAGCATTAAGATTAATGTCTTTTAAACCCAGCTGATGTGGTATATGTTTGTGCATTTTCTTTTGATCCTTAAGATAGAAATAACTCATTACCTGATCCTTTTTCTTTAGAGAATGATAAAGACCAACACAATTACCGTATGAAGGATCCGTGCTCACAACAGCTATCATATTTCCAAGGATTTAACAAATTGTAATCTTTTGATATTATCTTCAGTTTCGTGAATGAATCCCAACAACCTCGAATTTAAACGAAATATGGTACGATAAATATCTGGATCTACCTGTTTGTATCTTTCCAAAACATTCATTTGTTGTGCCTTTCCGTCGAATTCCACCTTAGTAAAAGAACTCCCGC